GGACAGAGCCGTTATTGCGAAGTGCATTTAAATCATTGTCTGCCGTACCTACGCGTCCCTCGGTCTCCAGCAAGCGAGTTGCAACGAATTGCAGTGCAGGCGGGATAATGAGTTTGCGAGGCTTGGCCGCAATCAAGAGACTGCGCTCATCGGTCCAGGCGGCGATATCTATAACGGCGGCTTCAAGGGAAGTCTCGTTAAGGTCAGCACCGGAAGTAGGACGGTTTGAGTTAGTGCCACCAGATACCAACGGGTGAGCGGTGGAACATAGATATTGCCCATCGCCATAAGTGCCTGAATCAAAAGCATTGTTCAAGATAGAGGCAGCTTTTACCTGTTTGGTATACGCCATAGCACGGGCCAATGCTTTGGTATAACGAGATGACAAGGAGTCATACAGGTTATCCTCAATAGCTTCCTCAGTGATTGAGAAACCCATTGCAATGGTCTCGTGAGTATAGCGAGCAGTCCATGCTTCCTGTGCACTGTCATACGAAATGGCAGAGCCTTCGTTTTTAACAGGAGCCGCAGAAAAGCCGGAAAGCTTGGTTTCTTCTTCAAAAGAGCGGTCAGAAGATTCTTTCTCAAAAATCTGAGCGTGCTCTTCGCCATACTTGGCGTACTCCATTCCGAACAGAGCGTTCAGGCCGGGAAGGAGTTCTTTAAGTAGTTGTGCGCGTGAAATAGCCATTGTCTACTTCCTCCTTATACGCCGACGGTTTGATGGTAGCGGTGATAGCCTTGCGTGAATTTAACGATAAATTCAACAAAGTTACCAGAGCTGTTTTTAGTGTCTGGGACCACATCAACAACGGTCATTGGCAAGATGCTTGTCACGTTATTAATGTACACACCCATACGACTATTGCCGGTAGTTGTGAGACCCGTGTTAAGAACAAGTTCCGCATTACACGAAAGTGAATTGCCACGAGAAACAAACGCAGGTGTAAGACCAGTGGCAGCGCCATCAGCCGTGGAACCAGCGCAGTTGACTACTCTAAACAGTGCATACGGATCGTCGCAAATATATGCTTCGATATCGCTTGCAACTGTACTCGCAGGGTAGTCCTGACTGTGTATTTTGTAACTAAGGTTGGGGTCCGTATAAGTACATCCCAAAAACACGCCAACAACACCAGGAACTACAGAAGTGTCATTCTGCAACGTGGTGATTATGAGTGTTCCATCGTTTTTGTACTGCACTACATCTCCGCAAAAGATGCCAGTACCGTAGCCAGAAGCGATAGGGATCATACGTGTAGCACCTGCGAAAGGTGTACCCCCAACCAAGTTAACTGGTTTTAGCCCGTAAGGGGCATCTACAGTGGGGTAAGCCATCGTATTTTATCTCCAGATAAAAAGGTTTAGGACTAAGTCCCCGTACCAAAAGTATTTTTGGACTGCCGCTCATGAAAAAGTGGCATACGAGGATCGTTTTCTCTCATAAGGTTGTTATCGACTGATTCCATTTGAGCCTGGGTCTGTTGCCGATAGTACCCATTGCGCTCTGAAACCAATTCCTCTGGAGCTTTACAAAGCATCAACCCGCCAATCACAATGTTATCTTTGAATTTATCGACTTCAACGGTAACCATTGTAATTTCTGGATGGTCTTCTGCCTTTACAGGCTCCCAACCTTCACGAAGCTTTGAAGAAACATTAGTGGCGTCAATCTGTCCCTGCGTACTGACTCTTATCCAGCGAAATGCATAACCCGGCTCGGGATTCGGTGACGGCAAAATCTCTGGTCGTTGCCAAGCCTTTGTTTGGGTCGTTTGATCACGGGTGGTAAGCTCGCGGTCTATACGATTTTCAGCCATTTGATTTCCTCATCTCTTCTGCAACCTTTTGGGCGTATAAATCCAGGGGGACTCCAAGTTTTTTAGCGATATTCACCTGTGTTTGCGTGAGCCGAATTGTCTTCGGTGACGTGCTCCGCGTTGCGGGTGCAACCACAGTTGTCTGCCGCTTAGGCTTGTTGTTTCCTGGTTTTTCAGCATCCTCGAAATTTTCGGGGAATACTTCGCGCATACGAGAATCTAATCTCTCGTAGTAATCATCGCTTTGCGGGTCTACACCCGATTTGACAAGTTTGTTATGCAACCCCAACGCAAAACTTGTCATTTCGTCGTCTGGCCCGAACCAAGGATTAGCTTGCGCCCAATCTTCAGCCCGTGGGTCCAGTGCGGGGGTGGATTCAGGTACTGTTACAGGAGTATCATCTTCCTGTAAAGCAGGTAGTTTGAAATTATTTAACCTATCAGATTTAATCTTGGCAGCAGTTAGATCTTCTTGTGCAGTAACAACTGCATCTGAATCGCCTGCTTCATACGCTTCCTTGTATGCCTGTTTAGCTGTTTCAAGCTCATTTACAGCAGTACGTTTGGCTTGATCAAGCATAGCTGTCTGATTTTTACCGACAGTGCCTTTTAATTCTTTATTCTCCTCAAGAATTTTTTGCGCAAAAGTTTCTAACTCTTCCCGCTCACGAATTGCCTGTTCTTTCGAACGGCGTTCATCATGATATCCCTTACTGAAGTGCTTGATCCGGTTACGAACTTTATCGGAATACTCTTCAAGCTCTTCTTCAGTGACATCCGCTGGCGGGTCAGAAACCTTACGCCCCCTGTCAGCCTTCGGTGTATCATCAACAACCTCAACCTTATACTCGCTATCATCGGTTGCTTCTTCACTTACAGGCTCTGCTTTATCTTTCTTAGCATCCCCAGAAATATCAATTTCAACAGCACTGGATTTTTCAACTTCGATTTCAGAATCTGCGGTCTCCTCATCAGGAAACTCGTAAGCCACTTTCTGAAAAGCCATATTGTGCTCCTATACTCTGCAGATGCCACGAGGATCAGGAATAACTGCCTCGATGGAATCGTCATTCATCAAACGAAACTCTTTACCATTAACCGTAAACCGTGTCCCTGTATTCATACGGAACATAACGTAATCCCCTACTTGGCACCAAGCGCCATCAGGAAAACGATCTTCATCCGTATACGCACTCTTACCCATGTCTATCACAACCCCCATAATAGAGGTAATGTATTCACGGTGTTTCTCATTGTCAGTCTTGAGCAACGAGCTACCTTCATAATAATCGCTAATGTCGGGCAGGGCTACCAATATACGGTATCCACAGGGTAGGGGGAGTTGTGCTTCCCAATCTTCATCAGGAGTTATCGCCGTAACTGCTTCAGTCATTATCATCTTCCAGTTGATTGCGCGCAAGGTCTTCTACATGAGTTATACAAGATCTGAGACCTCGAATCAGACCTGTCACCTCCTTGTACTGGGCGAAGTCTTGTGCTCCCCCCGATCCAAGAAACTGTAGTGCAGAGGATACATCCTCGTCCATTTTATCTTTAAGCACGTCAAAGACGGTTTTTGCTCGTGGGATCATTAATTACTCTTTCTTGGTACTAGCCGCTAGTTTAGTCAGTTCCAGATCTGTCTTGTTAGCCTCTGACTGTCTATCGGCCCGCATCTTCACACCGGCTTTCTTGGCATCTATACCAACTTCAAGTTTTTCAAGTTCCAGCCGTTGTTCTTCAAGCGTAACGTCTGCTCTATCCTTGGTAACCTTACGTTTCTGCTCTTCCTGTTTAATCTGCATATCACCAGCATCTTTCTGGCTTTTACGCTGTACTTCCTGTGCTTTTATCTGCAGTTCTTGCTGTTGCATCTGAATTATAGGATCTTGGGCTTGCTGCTGTGCTTGTTGTTGTGCGGCTTCTTGCTGATGTTGCTGTGTAAGCTGCTTACCAGCCTCCGCGACAACCCGCGCCAGATTCACTTCTATCTCTTCTGGAAGTTCTTGATTCGGTGGCGGCAACGGTGCCCCCAGTTTTTCTTCGATCTGTTGACGGTACCTGAACCCTAGATGCTCGGCAATATGGGCTTGCAAAGAAGCTCCAATCTGTTGTGCTTGCGGATTCTGCCCGATCATCTGTGCAACCTGCGGGTCTTGCAGGAACGCCATATGTGCACCGATGTGCGCGTCATGATCCTGATAGATAAATGCTTTCATCGGCTTGCCAATCAGTGAACTCATGTTCTCACTAACCGGATCAGCAGGTTCCATATCTTCCTTGATGGGTACAAGCTTATCCGCATTCTTAACCCCAAGAACTTCGATCATCTGTCTATGAAGCTGTGGTAAATCGTAGATTTGGGGCGCAGACTGAGACATCTGCAGGACTGCTTGATATTGCACGACCCGCTGAGCCATCGTGGAACTGTTAGGATCACTAACAGGAATAACATCCACCATCGAATAATCAGCTTGGCGAGCACCAACTTCCCCGCGTAAGGGCTGGTAAGAATATTCAGCTGGTGCATACTCAGCCATTAAAACCTTGAGGAGTTTAAACTCCTGCTTCATGGCATAGTGAACACGGGCCTGTACTGCAGCCATGGGCTTCAATGTACGTTCCAGTAGTGCCAGCGTTGTGCCTACCGGAGCGTTGGCAGACATATCAGATATGTTCATGTCACTGATTGCCCCCAACCGGCGACCTTCAGTGGTAATCTGATTAAGTAGTGCTAGAAGTGTCTGACTAGGCTCTTTATAGGGGAGCGGCATGATATTGTCGCGGATACTACCGGATGGTACATCCACATCCTTCCACTCCCCCGGTTCAATCGGAGTATCATCACCTTTAATACGTAATCCGCGAGACTTTAGACCCCCAGGTAAATTAGAAAGTGTACCGGCATCAACAAGCTGCCGTATCAGGGAAGTTCCCGCACGGGCGTACCCGCCGATAATATGGATAAGCCCAAGGCCATAGAACCCAAATCCCGGTACATAAGGATAATGCACGAAGTGCTGCCGTTTGAGCATCAGTTCATCATCAGGGTCCCAGTTCCTACGAATGGCCAGAACTTCACTCGAACTACGCTCTATGGTAACTACATAAGGTTTGGCAATTTCGTCGTCGGAGTCGTCAAAACCTTCAATAACGAGATCAGCGTGCACTTCATATACTGCGTATCGTTCATCATCGGTAAGGGAATATCCACCTTCTTCCGCTTTACGGATCTCTATATCGGAATGATATGGTTCCGGGTCTTCCAGTTCTATATCACGGTAAAACTCGTTAACCTGTAATTTTTTAAGTTCGTTCTTTGTCTTCCGCATAACGTGCGTAACACGCTCTGCCGTTTCAATATGAGACGCACCATAAGGTACGATACAATCTTCCGCCGGTATGAACAGGGCAACCTGCCGTCCAAGATTAGAATCGTAGTAAAGCTTCTTGAACGCAGAACCAGCCAGACCCAGACTATATAACATACGCTCATGCTCAGGGCGGTACTCGACCATATTCTCGGTCAACTCATAATTCATATCCGCCTTGACACGGGCCGCAGCTTCATCCTTCTCCTTGGTCTCTTCCCCAAGCACCTTGCATTTGACAGGCCCCATAGCGGGGAAAGTCTCACTCATGGTTTCCGCCTGGAACCGGATAGCAGCCTCAGCCAGGACCGTGGAGTATACGCCGCAAGCTCCCTCCCAAGGGTCCGTACGTTCTTCATACTTGAAACCGAGTACATCCAGGCCCTTTACGAAGGTATCCGCCCACTCCTTGCGGCTATCCATATCGGCATCAATAAGCCCGATAAGTTCTTCAGAAAGGGTAGTACGTTCGGTATCCTCCATCTCCTCGGCCAGATTACCGTCAAAAGACATATCCGAAGGACCAGAGCCAGGGACCAGAGTTATCTCTACACTACCGTCATCCAGCGTGACCATGTCCGGGTTGACAATTTCAATTTCTAATTCCGCCTCGGGCAGTGCCTCATCATCAGGCAACTCGTCATCTATACTTTGGGGAGCCGCATATAGCCCTTTTTCAATCGCCATAAAATCAATCCCTAATAATATCCACCAGTACGGCGCTT